TTGAGGCCCAGGCGTACCCCCAGAAACAACAGATATCGTATTAGGGGTATTCGTTATAGTTACCGTATTCGTACTCATTTAGTCACCTCTTTACTTAATTTAACTCGACCTTCAATCACTCTTTCTATTTGGGCCCCTATAACAAGCTCCAGGTCGTAAACTGCACTATCAAAGTCAAGAGCTGCCGTATTAACTGCCGTCATTGATACGACTATATTATTTCCACTACTGGCTAGTGCTATGGATAATGTATCATTAGGGGTGTCAGCAGATTCAGTAGAAGCGATTACATCTCCATCTATATAATCTTTGATTTTCATTCGTGCACTATAACCACTACCTAATTCCATTAAGTCTCCATTATTATCTTTATACTTAATATAAAGATTAAAATTAGACCCCTGTTCAATCAAAATATCGTATCTCCCAGCACTCATCGCCACACCATCTGAGTTCCTAAGTTTCTTCCCCTCCCAATCGACATTGAGTTTAGAGCCTCATTTCTAAGAGCCTCGGTAACAAGTTCGAGAAACTTAAATCTATATGAGTTCGCCTTATCCATGTTTCGCATTTGAGATTCCTTCAGATAAGCTCTCTCTAAAGACCCATACACCAATGCTTCATGGTAATATTCAGGAATAATAGGGGTGGAAGCATCTGTACTGAGACTTACTGGTTTTTCAACCCCATCAACTAAAAGAGTTTTCGATACCTTGGTCGATGCATCCTTATCTACGTAGACATGTTCTTCCTTTGAAGGAAGTGGAAAGATTCTAAAAGTAGAAGCAGACCTCTCGGAAAAGATGGCTGCTTCCGGCTGACCTTCCAGCTCTCTCCATTTAGGTACGTCATAATAGTTATTCACATCGAAGAAGGGAGCTGGGGTAGCACCCAGTGTAGTGTTAAGATAATAGTTCGAGCTTATATTCCGATTCGATGCGTTATTCATCTTAGATTCTGTATGGAGAGCTAATTCCCTCCCGTCGAGTGACACAGAGTTCATCTCCAACACAGTGGAAGCTTTCGTGAAATTAGGACCAGTCTGTATCATGGTAATCCCTGAATCAGAGCCTGACCCAGTTTGGTCTAATAAGAATGTAAAACTTTGATTGTTCGGGACTGACGTAACAACGTGGCCCCCATTGATGTTGCTGTTCGATGACCCCGACATTAAAACTGTGTCGTTGACTGCTAAAGTGTGTGTATCCGACCCATTTAGTGTGATCGTGACCGTCTTGCTAGAAATGCTTGACGTACACGAAGTCCTGCGGGTAGCTACAGTAACAAGTACCTGAGACGTAGTGGTTCTAGGGACCTTAGCCATACGACAGAACTCTAACTGAGCATCATCGAGATACCCGTTGATCTCAGTGTCTTCCCACCGTCTATTATCAGAATCCTGAAGAAGTCTTTCGACTCTCAGTCTTAAATCTTTTCTAGTCATTCAACGTGGATTTGTTGTCTTTCTGCTTTTTCTCGAATTGAATCGTTACGCTTCTTAAAGTCGGCAGCCTTGCCTTCCGGCATTTTTAATATCTGCACATTGAAACGATTCTTCTCGTATTCAACCCCGGCAACCCCAGGTTTCGCCTGGAATAAAGCCTTCTCTTTTGCATTGAGCAAAACTTCCAGATAGTTCATCGGGATAGCTCTTCGAGAAGCTCTTGGAATCCATAATGTTTCCCCTCCCACAGCAACTGGGTGAGGATACATGTATGCCGATTGATCTCCGTAGTCTAAAATCACCACAGCATAACCTTCTGGAACATTTTTAAGATCTCTATCAACCTCCATAGCAAGTTTGTCAGTCACTGGGATTTGAAACTCTAAATTAAGTGACTCGTCAATATGCTTAGGTAGTGTGGATCTTACTTTTTGCGGTAATGTCGCCATCAATAATTCTCTGTTGGGAATCTGAACTGTGTTTCACACCACAATAACCCCCCTATCGGGTCCTGCTTGCAGTGCATCTCCAGCCTTAAATATCCTGCTTTTGGATCTAGCGGGATAAGTAAGGAGGTTATCTTTGCGTTTAACTCTTTAGGAGATTCGAGCTCAGTTTCGTTAATAAAAAACCCTGGCTCTCGGAATGGAGAGACACGCCCCATTGAAATGAAGACACCCTCCCCAAAAGGTTCCTGGCATATAACCCGAACCTTGGTGGGGAGAGCATGATTTGGTATGGGAATGTCCTTACTGAAATAAGGATTGATCTTCCCATCTACTCTAAGGTCACTATGCGTGATCCTTATCAACGAATAATCAGGGGATGTATCGTTTATGATAACGACACGTTCCCCTGTTTCCGTCATGGTCATCCACCTACGTTGGAGACACCGTGCATGACGGCAGCCATATTGTTATCATTCAGCACTTTACAAGTGTAATGATACGAATACCCGACCGCACCCCTCTGTCCAAGTGGATCTTCACTTGACGGGGAGGGACTAATCACCTTTGGGACGACACTGTCCTGTCCGGCTAGGCTGACACAACCAACTGCATCGGCTGCAAAGACAAGAGTCCTGTAGATCTGGACTTTATTAGTCCCGGAATCATCTACAACTCTAAGTGAAAGTACAGTCGTACTACCAACATTCTCGCTGGCAGTATCCGGTGTGGCTAAAGTCGTTGCAATAAAACGAATCAAGCCTGCTTTCCCGATCTCTCCCGCCATCACTGCACCATAATTAGCGTACTTTTCAACAGGGGAAAAATTAGGTAGTGCTTCAATATCAGCACGAGCATCCGGATGACAGATCGCAAAGTAACCTTCGGCTACTGGTTCTGTGTTATAACCCGAAGAAGGTTTTACAACAGTGGAGATTTTCTTGGCGTTGTTCTTCTCAAGGAAACGAACTACGGCTGCAAGGATCTTAGAATCCGTCCCAGCACCCATCGCCTTCCACTCAGTGTCACCTGATAAATTTTTTGCGACACTTGTCATGCCACCATCAAAATCCGATCCATCAGCATAGAAAATGGATGTGGTTGCCTTAAACGTATTGTAAGCCAACGTATCCATCTGCTCTGCCATCTGAATGGCCTGTCTTTCTGTAATCTGAGCCACGATTGGGTCAGTCGATAATGCGAGCATAACGTCAGTCACAGGAACCCAAGCCCCATATTGTGAGAGCTCAGCACTGATTGTCGTTTGCTGTAAACTATCGCTTGTAGGAGTTACCCCTTCGCTGATTACAGACGTTCCAACTTGAAACCGCTCATACCTTCTCCAGCGGATTTCTTTACCTTCGTTCATAGGCTTCGTTTCCTTCTGTGCAAAACGAGCCATTGTGATCAACTGTTTGCTGATCGTTAAAAACTTTTTCTGAATGGTGAACGCATCGGCAGCACTAAGTTCGCCATATTTTGCCCCGTATCCCGAAGTCGATTGTAGCGTACCGATTCCACCTTTCGTTCCAGCAACATATGCAGCCATGATAGTTTCCTTTCGTATGGCGTTATCTGAAATTTAGGTTTAACCGCCCATCTGATACTCAGGAGTGTTGGCCCACAATTCATCAATCGATAACTCCCCTGATGGTTTGTTATCACGAGCCTTGCCCCTTACTAATCCTTGGGCTGCTTGTCTACGGTTATCGTTTTGGGGTTGAGCAGGGGAGGAATCTTGTTTCCCTACAAGCTTTTGACCTTCGGGTGTAAACATGTACATCTTAAACACCTCTGCCTTCTCGTCCAAACTACCGTGGTTCATTGCCTGTTTCAGCAATGGGTTGTTATTGACATAATCGAAGAACTTCGGACTTGCATCACACTTCCTCCAATCAGGAGTAAGTTTTGAGTCAAGTTGAGCTTTTGCTTGTTCGAGAGCAACATAGTCTCTTAAAGTTTTAACCTCTTCCTCAAGGCTTGCAGTCTTCTTGGTAACTTGTTCTTGAGACGAGTTATCAACATCCCTGAGAGCCATATGAGATTCCTTATGAGCCAGCTTCTTAGCCACTCCGAGAAGTTCAGGATATTCTTTAAGAATGTCTTTCTCTTCATCTGACCAGTAAGTTGCATCATCATAAGGATCGGGTTTATTCTCAACTTGTTGTCTTAAGCCGTCTGCATCCTTGGTTTTCTGTTCGAGCTCAAGCATGCGCTGTTGCATCTCAAGCTTCTCCAGACGTAAGGCATCTTGCTCCTGCTTTATCTTGTGGAGCTCATTGCCTCTCCTTGAATGTGACTGCTCAAGGTTTTTATATCTGTCCTGCCAGTCAGTCTCTGAATCAGCTTCCGCTTCTTCTTCAACTTCCGGTTCCGGGTCTGTCGGTTCGGCCTCGATCTGCTGTTCTTCAGCAACAGGTACGGGCTGTTCTTCCTGACCGTATTCAGGTGCGTCATCCCAAGAAGCCTCAACGACTTCCTGTTGTTCTTCTTCTGCCATAATCCCTTCTTATTTCCTGGGTTAGCATGCTATCCAGATGGGAGACCCTTTATCTCCCGATCCGCTAGTTTAGCGGGTAAATCTTTAATTTCTCTTAGAGCCTTTATCTCACCGATCATGACGTTGGCTTTTGCCATATCGTCTTCTGATGCAAGCTTTCTCGAAGCTAAGAGGTCAAGCTTTGCGGTAACTTCCAACTCTAAGTATTTAGCAAACTCCAACCATCTCGGGTCAGAGTGCAATCTGGCAATAACGCCAGGGTCCGGTTTAATTAACGGGTGCAGGTGCGCCCTCCGGTGGTCTCGTTGGTATTTGAGCCCCGGCTTGCTCCATATTCTGGAGTTCCTGCTCCATCTGATCTAATTCAGTATCCTGAGATTGATTCTGCATCTCAGACATAATTTCCTGCTCTTGCTCCTGCATCTTCTGATCTCTCAGCAGGATCGAATCGCTTTCAAAGTCTGGTGGCTTAGCCATCACGTTTCCTTGAGACATCAGGATTTCTCTTTCCTTCATCTCCTGCTTTCTCTGATCTGAAGAGACCGCCATCTTTTCTTTGAGTAATGATTCAGTCGTGGTTTGATCTACTTTTTGTTGAGCTTCCGCTTGTTGTAACTGCATTGCCATCTGCTGTTGCTGTTGGTCTGACTCAATCTTTTCCTCAGCCGTCATAACCATGCCTTCTGGTTCTAGTGAGAAAGCTCTAAAGATGGGTCGCACCAGGGCGTTCATCTTCACATGGGTTCTGAGATCAGGATTTTGCCCAAGGATATTCAGTAGATTCAGTAGTTGGGTGTTATGGACTTCCTTCGCCACATACTGCATGAACCCAGTCGATTGAGCGTCATAATCACCCTTAATCATCAGATCCTGACTATCAGCCATCAACCAGTGATACACCGCCTGAACATTCTTGCTGATCATATTGCTAACGGATCGAACCACCTCTGCTGTCAACTTGTTACTGTTACTCTGTAATATGCTCATCCCGGTTGCTGTCTTAGTCTGATACTGTGAAGACTCACCCATCCCTATAGCTGACTGCCCTGAAGCTATATCAGCCTGCCTTTCCATCATCTGTATAAGATTATC